GTGGGTAGAAGATTTATGAAGGGGACAACCCCTCACATGGATCTTCTGGTGGGGCTCTACCAGTTACCCAGTAAGAGCTCGGCGGCCGCCTTCCAGCGACCGCCTCGGGAGTTTAAAGACCCGACCGCGTCCTTACCACCCCAAGAAGAGGTGACTCGGCGACGGATTTTGAACCTGGCGCGATCAGTTCTGACCGCGACACGCCCGTTCCGTACAAAACCTCCAACAACACTTGTCAGTAGACCATCAGGGTTGAATAGGACTCTCGTCCGTTTCTTCCCATTAAATGGGTAGTAACAAGCCTCATCTTCGCCTTCAGGTAATGCGAAGCTCATTGGCCTTGAACTCAGGTAGCGGTAAATTACGCCACCCGTGTCTGGGCTACGAGCCAGGCTAGAGGGAGGATACGGTACTTTAATGCCTTCAGCGTCACCAGCATCTGCAGGGATCGGCAGAAATTCTACCAATCCGAGCAGGTGCCTAATGACTCTGTACAGCATTATTCCCGAATCCGCACTCCACCTTACAAGACGATTGATGATGGAGTAAACGTCGGCACTTGAGTCGAGGTTCTTCAGGTAGACACCACGGATGTCGTGTCCCCTAAAGTAATCTCCACCGCAAGACTCGCGGAAATGCCCAGTATTAAACGACTTGTCATCGTTTACCAAGAAGCCAAACATCTCTAGGGCTCTAACGACAAAGTCATAGCTGTCCTTTCGGACAATTATGTCGTCGCCAAAGATACCAAAGTTGCTTGACTCCGAGGAACAGGCCATGGGCTTAATACCCAGAATCCTGTAGCTGGACACCACCACGCTCGCGAATAGCATCGTTTGCAAAGGGAAAGTAAATGCGTTCCCCATGGACGACACCATGTGTAACTCTTCCCTGCTACCATCTGGAAGGATGACAACAGGACTCCTCGTGAGCTCTAACCACCTGAGGAAATACGGTGGCAGTATCTCACGAAGAAGATTGAGTGACACACTGTCAGACGCACTAGAGAGGTCTATAGTCCCAAAGGAACCATCCTCACTCCCACGGCGTGCTAGCCACCTGTTCCACCCTTGCTGATAGGACATGGATATTTTCCATCTCCTCAGTAGTTGGTGTTCCAGGAAGGCACCGATCCCTTTCTGAAAAAGCATATTCAGATTGGGTTCAGTACAGATTGTACGCGAGATCTCCGACGTTTTTGGAACGAAGGAAAGCCGGTTACCTTCCACCAAACTGGTCCTGTGATGGGTCGAACGCGCAATTTCAGCGTGAGTCCATACAGGCCATGGAGCAATGGCGCACCGATACTCTCGGTAAAGACGCCCACTTGTGTGAGTCAGGTTGCTATCGAACAACTTTGTGTAAAAATTGTCCGAAATAGCTCCTTGGCTCGCACCCGGTCCGACCCCGAACCCCTCGGCAATACCGAAGAGATCCAGGGCCAGATCGGGACCGCGGTGAAGAAACTCATCAAAGAGGTTTTTGACCTCCCCTATGAGCTCTTCTTGAAAGAGCCTCTCTGGTTTCAACGAAAAATGCTTACAGCGCTGATTCATTTTGAGAAACAAATCAAACGCTTTAGCATCAGCGTCAACGGTTTTCAATCCCTCAAATTTCTTGAGGAACGATTTCCGCAGCCAGAGTGCTCTAGCCTCGGACAGACTCATATCCGATGTTAGGATAACGTCTGTTTTGGGCAAGTCGTCCTGAAGGTGGCTGAAAACAGCAGCATAATCATGCATGTTGTTCTCCAGTTACTCAGGGCTACAAGTGGCGAACTAATGTTTTCACCGAGTGCCAAAGGTCTTTGCAAACATCCTTCGGCACGCCGATGCCCACGATAAGCACCAAGAGTACGACGGTGAGTATACCCAACCGCCGCCCACGGGTTTCCCTTCCCTTTCCTGCAGTTTTCACTGTAGGCTTAGGAGAGGCCCGAAACCAGTGTGTCACCCAAACCAGACGAAAAGGTCGCCTGAGCAAGGATTCCACTAAGGAGCGAGATCATCGCTCTCAACTGGGCCGGATCAGCCGTGTCGCTCCCAGCCGGAATGTCGAAGGAAGCTCGCAAGAGCGCAATCGACGACGGTTGGGCAGCCATCGGAAGCGCACCCTTTCGGATGAGCACCAGATGGGTGTTTTTCGGCACGTTGGGCAATAGCCCCGTGATCGGATTGGGCTTTCCCAGCACCTTATAGGTAGCTGGCCTCACGTAAGTGAAGGTGAAAGGGTCCGATGCAGCGTGAACCCTAACCCCCGTCTGCGTGCCACCCAGCGCGGTAACGGCCCACTGCTTTCCAAACACGCTCGGCGCAGTATCACCGCTGAGCGTATAGGTTGGTGTGGTGAAACCGGTTTGGGCACCCCCAGTTACGGGGGAGCTAATTGTAATCGACATTTGTCGATCCTTTCTTCTTAAGTGGTTGATAAAATAAAAGCCAAACCACGCCTAGGGCCCCTCAGTGAAGAGTTCTTTTGGAGACAGAAGTAGCAACCGTCCCCGCAAGAACTGCATCTGCCTCTTTCGAGTGAAGCTCAGCATGGCGATTCCACCACAACCGCGGGAAGAGTCTAAGCTTCCCCGTCGCGATGTTCACGCATCTCACAAAATTACTCACGTAATCTTGTGGGACCTGAGCAGCAGATGCACTCCCTTCACCGGCTTTGTAAGCGAGCCATGAAGACGCAGCAAACTCTTTCTCAATCGTGGTGCAAAGAGCATAGGACGCGATCCCAAATTCTTCGATAAACTGAAGAGTCCAGGACCGAGCCTTACTCAAATCGCTCCCTTTTGAAGAGGAGTTATAGAAGACAAAGCGAACGGACTCGACATAGTCGAGCACGAAGCTAACTTCATCCTGCGCTAAAATGGCGCGACCGCGCCGAGCTTTGTCCTCGCCCGCTTGTTCAGCGTATACGAGGTCAATATACTCGACGAGATCCGCATCCTGGCACAGTAAGAGAAGAAGATCCTTTTCATCTTCTCGAACTATACCAAAATGCAGCAACGTGTTGCGTGTAACCACGACATCGCGTTTCGCTTTCATTGCTTTACTCCTAGGTTTAGTAGAAAGGCTTGGGAGGTCGTGCCCCCGCCGACAACGCAGCAATATTTAACCACTGCGTGCCGAAGGGAAGGCGAAAGTGTAGAGGGGGCTGTAAAGCCCACTGATACTCTCTCCTTACGACCGATTTGTACTCTGACCACCTGGATATTTCCGCAGCGTCGAGGAGTACGAACTGTGAACCCATGTTGAGCTTAGGTATAGTGTCAAGAGCTGTGAAGGTACGGTGATCAAAACTGGTCACAATATCCACATTCTCGACCCACAACGGCCCATCTAGGGTGTTCGAAGCAGCCTCTATTACGTCGCCTATATTTACAAAGTAGTCGACGAAGAAACTCCAAGGTATCAATTCCCAAGCGCTAGGCGCCCAATCTTCGAAGCGAAAACCGCAACGATCGATCAGGAGCTCAGCTTGAGTCTTGAGTGCGCTGGAGTCTTGCAGCCTGGTGGACCACACTCCGTAAAAGATTACCTGGGAATTCATTAGCTTCTCAAAAACCTGGGCGTAATTAATTGCGCTCCAGGGCGAAAAGCCAATGCTCCCAGTTTGTCCAACGGATTGCGAGATTTGCTTCGGAACCTCAGCGTAAGCTCGAAACTGATGACGCTCTAATGCGTCTCGAGTCGCGACTCGCGCCAGGCCCTTAGCAGCATCTTGGATGTCTCCGATTAGAGGCTTCCAACCGAAGACAGCTTCCAACCAGGTGTCGGCAATGACCTTCGCAACATTGTCTCGACGGGTCGTCCGTTTCGCCAATCTCTTGGCACGTCCGATATACGTCTTGACAGCATTTTGAAGACCCTTAGCCGGGCGGATTAGCATTTCAACACTCTTTCCAAGCTCGCCGACCATCGCTATGCCCATTACGGCACGGCGACGACCGGTCCACTTGCGTTGGAGAATTGTCAATGCTTTTATCCTGGCTTCCGCTAGGTCGTCTGATGCCCAATGTGAAGAAATTGGAAGGGGCTCATTGATGCCCAAAAAGACACCATTGTGCCCACTCCGCCTTATCACATTGAAATCAGGTCCGCTTGGAGCCTTTCGCCAGTATATAGTACAATCGGCGTCGGAACACCAAGCATTTTGAATCGTGAGCGTCAACTGACCAGATGCATTTAGGTTCTGGGCGATTTTGAACCTGTATTTCGGGTCCTCACTGCCCAGCCTGGTATAGGTATAGGTTTGCATATCTGCAACCAACGCCTGCGCCAGATTACCAGTAGATGCATTCTCCTCCCATAGCCGTCCCTTCCAAGAGACAGGCTTAGGGGTGGTCTTGTTACCCATGATTCAATGACTCCCTAGTTCAGGGTGTTTAGTGCCCTGCGACTCTTTATGAACGAGTCATTCCGTAAATCCGGCGAGCAGACGCAAGGACGTAGGAGTCTCTTCAACTCCATCGTCCCCAAGCGTCTTTCCGCCGGAAACGGTTCTACTCGATTCACAAGGGAAGATGCAGGAGAGCATCCCGGGCCATTCGAAGGCCTCAGGAGAGCGCGAGTAGCGC